AAAAAGCTATCGGCGAGATAGTTTTTTACTTATTATATAGCCGTTTATAGTTACAACTCCCCGACTACTCCCCGACCTCTGGACAAGGTCTTTTTTAATTCCCTCATCACATCCCCCACCTTCTCCTCACGCACCACTTCCCACGGTCTGACCTCTTCGTCTGGCAAAACATAATCAAATATCTTGCCGTCCCTGCGAACAATCATGACCGTGTCGCCTTTGATATATCCGTCATCTACTGCTTGTTTCAATTCTTCGTATTCTAACATTTTATATCCTCCTACTTGTTTGTTCGAAAAAAAATCACGAAAAATCTCAAAAATCTGCAATTTTTTAAAATATCCGTGATAAAAGCAAGTATTTTGCTATCGAAAATCAAAAAACGCTATTTTTTTGAAATTTGGTAAACAAAAAAGCCCAGCAAACGCTGGGTTAAAATCAAATAGGCTCTTTTGTAAGTTTATAGCGTGTGCCGTTGATTGTGACTTCGATACCTTCAATTGCTACTTCTATTTTATCAGTCTTAGCGACATCTGTGACGGTCTGTTGGTCATACTTAGCAAGCGACCCGTTTTCCGACTCAATGGCTTTCAGACGACTTGATGCTCCGACAATGTAGCTGTCAAATCCACTAGCAGCATAATCATAGGCTGCACCGCCAACTTTGAACATGCCCTTGACAGCCTCACTGAAAGTCTTAGCATCGCTGACCTTATAAGAGCCGCCAGCCCTCAAAAGATAGAACCAGTCTGTCAGGAAGTCATCAACGTTGGCATAGTGCATATAGTGACCGTCCTCATTTGATGGACGGGCAGAGCCTTGTGTTACTGTGACACCGCTTGGTCGGTTGCCTTGGCCAGTCCAGGTCATACCGCCCCAGTTGTTGTCGGCTTTACCAACTGCAGATGTGCCCCATAGACCCTCATAGTGCAAAATAGTCAGGGCATAGCTTGGAAGGATGTCATGTTCCTTACAGTTAGCAAGAATCTTATCTAGCACAGCTTTCTTCAGGACGGCACCGTTGAACGACAAATCACCATCCTCTTTGAATTGCACCGTCTGTGGCTCATTTTTGACCGTCTCAGACGGTTTTTCCTTAGCTTGGAGCAATTCGTTGACCTTGGCTTGAACAGGCTCATAGCGTGGTCCTAGTGACCGTTTTCGGTCCTCTCCAGCCCCATGCTTACCTGCTAAGACCTCCCTAGCAAGCTCCTCATCAGTCTTCTCGCTTGCCGAAGCTTTGCCATTAATGACTGCCATGACAACCTCATATTGATTGCCCAAACTTGCTTTGCGGGCATCTCCGTTACCATGTACCCCAGCCAATGTCTCCTTAACAAGCTGATCCAGTGATTTGTTGGAGGTGCTGGCCTGATTTGCTGGGCGATATAGATAGTAATACATACCACGATGCACTTGATTATAATTATCAATGGTAATTCCGTTACGTGCATAGTTACAATGTATCACATTAACATTATCCACAAAGATAACGACGTGACCGCCTGCTCCGCTCGAATAGCCACGTTTACCCAAAATACAAACGTCATGTCTTTGAGCGTTAAATGGTTTATTTTCAGCAACCAAAACATATCCGTTACGTATCAACCAGTCATGCATATACTCAGTGTTAACCGCCCAACCTGCAGAAATTGCACCGCCCGCCATTAGCGCATAATATACAGCACTAGAGCAGTCATAACTATTCGGACCGTTACGATAGTCCATTGAGTAAGAGACCTTGCCGACACGGTCGCTCATCCAACGAATGGATGTTTCAAGATTGATTGTCATCTAATACCTCCAAAATTGGTACAAGTAGAAATGCAATTGGCGCCAAAATAATCAGCGCCAACACACAAAATGTTGTCTTTAATATCCTCATCGTTTGTCTGCCTTTGGCTCGTAATAGTCAAGAGCCTGCTTGCTATCTGATACTCCCGCAGTCGTCGGGTCATTGATGATACCGACAACAGTCAAGATAGACATAATCGTCGCAAAGGTTGATTCCCAATTCTCAGGGACCCAATTAAAGCCCAGTTGTTGAGACAAAAGTACCAATAACGGTACTAGTGTCCACCAAAAAGTTTTATTGCGTAAACGTACGCCCCAGTTAATTTTCATAAATGTTACCCCTCTTTCATAATGATGCGTTTTAGCTCTCGAATATCTTCTCCCATGCTTTTGACCTGCTCCGCGAGAACCAAGATTGCCTTGTTTTGCTCATCATGACTATCTAGTCGACGATTAGCGCTTTCCTTGAATTCTTTGAGATTTTCAATATCCTTCTCTAATACTGTAATACGATTCTCTTGCTTTGTAATTTTAGCTGAGAAATTGGTCCACAATCCAACAACCGTAGACACAAATCCAACCAACGCATATACATGTTCTGGTTTGATATGCATAGGTTATCCCTCGCTAATCAATTCAGCCAAGATTTCCTTATCTTCAACCATCTTTGTGAGATAAGCCTTAATCTTATTTTTGATAGTGTCTGAAAAAGGCAAATCTTTATATTTAATATTTCCTTCGAAAATTTCGATTGCGTAAAGTTTAATCATCATATCTGTTCTCCAATCTTTATTATTAAATAAGTTCCAAGGTCTCTTCAACAACTTCATCATCAAATAGACCAGTTTGCAATAAATCTTCATCCGTAAGTAGACCCTTTCCATACAATGTCGTAACGACCTGCAAGAATGCGACACGAGATGACGCAGACAACGTTACCTGCGCTTTAACCTTTTCAAGATTCTTTGTAGCTTCTTCGGTAATATCATCAATCTTGGCGAGACGTTCGCCAATCGCATTGAATTTCTCATCTTCTGCTCTGTTCGGGAAATTGTCCTGATAGATTTTCTCGAGTGCTAACTCAAATAGTTCTGCATCCGACTTATCAATAGCTTCTTTATCGAAATAGATGGGATACATAGCTCCCTCATCATTGATAAGTAATACTCTAGTTTTCGGATGTTCCCCTTGCGTATATTCCAACGATTTGTTTCCAAATTTCAACCTCATAACTATTCCTTTCTATGCTGGATATGGGTCATTAGTGATGTATGTAATCGTGCCAGTCATTACATGTCCACCGACCGTATTGCTCGTCATCCTAATGGTTCCGTCTGGTGCGAAATGCAAGATATTTGGACTTTTGGTGAACTGAGACACATTTGTATTTACAGTCATATGAACATCAACAACAGGTCTATATCCAGCTGGTATCTTTTCCTGCATGACTGCATGTTCGAAAGAATCCACGGAATATATATTCCGAATGAGACTGATTGTTACTACATCCCCCTTACGAACAAGATTGGCTTTCATGCTATACGGAAATCCCAACGTCAATGTCTTTAATGGTTTCTCTTGTAGCATTGGATGATTGGTTGTGGCATATTCGACCCACGGTGTCCATGTGCCGCCGTGTCGTGTCCGGGTAAACATTCGACCCGTACCTTTTTGGATTGCATTTTGCGATAGATAATTATCTGATTCCGAGTACACCGCAACATAAAATTCACTTCGGTCACTTCCAACAACAGGTCCATTTACAGGTTCGTTACATGCAAAAAACTCATTGATGGTTTTTGTATTTAAATCAAGTGTGCCAGGTGCATTATATGGTGAGCGACCCGCATTGCTCGTCAATTGATGTTGCTGGATTGGCTTACCATTCAAGTAATATCCACCAGTTGACTCTATAGACCCCTTGGGGAGGTTAGTATCTACGATTTTACCGACCGCAAAGCGGTTGCCCTTCTCATAGCTGAATACTACCGCTTCGGTCGAAACTTTGATTTTAAACTCCGAACGAGTGAACTTGTCTTCAAATATTCCTATGACATCCCACGACTTATCAGAAGAATAAGTACCTGATAGATTGGCCAGTGAATTTGTTAGGCTCGCCAAAGTCGTAAAAGTACCAGATGCCGGACCGTTGTCTGTCGTGTAATTATTGCTATCTGCTGGAGCTACACGAAAAGTTAAAGTCATTATGTTTCGCTGACTGCCACCTACCGTCAGCGGAGCTATACGAGCATTTCTGAGAATAGAGAATGTGCTTGAGGTTGCCCCTGAACGTTCCACGCTAAAGTTTAAAGCTGGTGCAAAATATTCCAATACTGTCACAGTTCGCTCTATCGTGTTACTTGTCCGCCCACGACTGTCTGTTACCCTTGCTCGTATAGTAACCTGACCATGATAGTTCATAATTCCTAAGCTACCACCATTTTGACTAGTAGACTGGTTCTTGCCGACTATCTCTGCGTGATAACTTGTGATTGTCGAGCCGTATGCCCCTGTTGCTTGTCCGAAATGTACAGCGATATTCGAAACGATTTGTACAAACTGTTGTTCTCCTGGAATCAGCGTCCTAGCTGCAGTATTTCCGTCTACCAGTGTGAAACCAGTCAAACTGGGCTTGATACTATCTGGAACGCTTGCTGTAAAGGCAGTTGACTGCGTACCTGTTTTCGTCGAACCTGAGTAGGTATCAACGTAGATAGTACCAGTCCCACTTGTCGAATCTGGGATGTCGTTAGCAAAATCAATGGGAATAGTCCAAGTTGTAGACGTATCTACATTGGTTGCGATTGTCTCTGATTTATTTCCCCAAACATAGCGTACTGTATGTTTAAAACTGGAACTTTGACGGTTGATGTTGATAGTAAGTGCACTACCAATAACACCAGAGCTGACGCCGACAGAGCTGGAACGTGGGATAGTGGTCAAGCCTAAATTTCCGCTAGTGATTATCCTTCCATGAATGCCATTGTTCGGATCGAAATTAGCGGAAATAGAAACTGATTTTGAGCCATCAGCATTATGACTAATTGTACGACTGCCACTAGCTAACTGCACCTCTTCCCCGCTTGTGGCCCAACGTGGATTTGACGAATGTACTTGCACTCCGTCTATTGTTACAACAAGTGTTGAGTCGCCTGATTGGTTATATGTGTAGTAATTGCCTGTTCTGGAAACAGTCACACGCCAATTAACCGTCGAACTATTAGACGGAATGTTCTGATCAGCTTGGTCAATATACACATTCAAATGTAAGCTGTTGCTTGTGTTGGAATATCTAGCCATCCTATCCTCCTACGTATCGTTTAACATTGATGTCTGGGTTGTTATGATACTGTTCTTCTCTAAAACGTCCAATTTGAACCGTCTTTGAAAAGATACCGTTGTCAATGTGGATAACCCCTTTATCCACATACATGACTGGAGTACCACTCGAAAACATCGTGATACGTCCATCTGGGCTAAACAACATGCTGGAGCTACCGTCTGCCTTACCTAGTGACAAACCCTCGTTTGAGACCTGCATAAAGGTATCTACCGCATTCCAGCGCTGTGCTTGGTCTCCTAGGTTTGTCTCAATTTTTATGACACGCTGTAAGTGGGTTATCAGGTCCTTTTCAACTTTAGCCCATGTAGCTTCGTCGGCTGCTTTCATATCTTTGATTTGTTTCAAGATATTGTTTACAGTATCCAGACTAGCTTTGGCTTCCAGCTCCGCTTGGATGATACCTGCCCGCTCGTTTAGTGAATTGAGTTGCTCTTGGGTCAATGCTTGGTCGGCTTTTGAGTTGAGTTGGTTTCGGAGGTCTTCTGGAGCGGGCGACCAGTCTGTCGCAAGTGTACCAGTCTCAAGTTTAAAACCTCCAAAAAACAAAAAACTCGTTGTGTTAGTTCTTTCTAATCTCGGAATAATTATGCCATCAGAAGCTATTTTAATGGTGATGGAGTAGCGTTGATAATCAGTTGAAATTCCAATATTTTTATTATTAGGATGACCCTGTGCGGGTGTTCCTGTTGCACTATGAGAAAGATAAAACATAACCGCATCATTTTCAGAATCACTCTTGGCATAAAAGCTGAATGTATATATTTCCCCGGATTTCACAGAAATTCTCTGTGACTTGCCTAACCAAGCAATTTTTGTTCTATGAATATGAACACCTTTATATTCTTCGAAAAACACACCATTACCATTGTTAAACCAAACACCCGAAAAATCTCGACTTCCTTTAAACAAATTTCGCCCACCAACCTCAATCTTCGCCCACCTATCTGCCCAGCGATACTTTGTCTTATCCGTGCTATCAGCTTGTGTGTAATCTGAGTAATGCCCGATATATCGCTGACCATTATCTGATGTGGTCAAGCCTGTACCGTCCGCACTATCCGAGTAAGCCCAATGGATGTATGGAGTTCGACCGTCAGCACCTTTCTCTCCTGGTATTCCTTGCTCACCCTTTGCACCAGTTTCACCCATTTTAGCCACAGAAAAACCAGTCTCGCTAGTATTGTCTGTATAGCTCCATGTGGTTTTAGTCCAAAGGTACTGACCAGGGGAAACGCTAGGAATTTGAGAAGACCAACCGCTTGTAGGTGGGACAGTTCCTGATGTAGAGCCAGCATAGACTACTGTAGTTGTTCGGATACCAACTCCGTCTTTACCAGCGATACCATCACGCCCAGTATTTCCATCTTGACCAATCCTAGCTACTGAGTAGCCTGTCTCTGATGTACTATCTGAATAATTCCAGACTATCTTAGTCCAAAGATATTGTCCAGGAGGGACTGTTGGAACAGAACTAGCCCAACCTGAGCTAGGGGCATTTGTTCCTGAGCTAGATGAGGCATAGGTAATGACTGTAGATTGTAAGCCTACACCATTCTTACCAGCAATACCATCACGCCCAGGGTCTCCTTTATCACCTTTTAGACCGTCAGAGGCATTTAGGAAAGTGATTTGTTCAGAGGCTACTTCTTGATTATCAATCCATGCAGCGATTGTCAGCACCATAGTCTGATTGATGTCAGCAGCTTTGACAATATATGTAGGACTAGTTGCTTTAATCTCACCATTGACAACCCAACGCCAGCCACTATTGATGACCCTGTTACCTTTCATGAGGGTAGGTGTCACAACTGATTGTCCTTGCCCATTCTTAAAGGCTGTACCGTTATTGGTAGATACTTTTACGGTATACGGCTTAGCGTCTTCTATCATACGGTCTAGTCGTTCCTGGATACCGTTTGACAAGAGATTTTCAAGTGCCTTAGCATTTGAAAAGGTTGTCTTATTATTCTTAGGGTTGGTAAAACTAATAGTTTGCTCAGACACCCTCATTTCAAGCAATAGAACAGGACTAAAACCGTCATCATAAACTTGGACAGTGTCCCCTATTTCAAGTTCAGCAAATCCCTCTGCCTCATAAGTAACAGCAGGATAACAGTTCTTTTTAAGTTCACGGTAAGCAGTTGAGCGGATAACCTCAGGATTGGAACTTTCTACAGTCATATCCTTTCTTATCCACTGGTCACCCATTGTGCCACTTGTAAAGGCTGCTGGATACATCTGCATAGAAAGAGGAGCATATAGCCCCTCTCCTGCCTGATAAAATTCACGTTCCCCTTTAGAGTTATTGACAGACCATGCACCAAGACCTGAGATAGTAACCGTGTTGCCTTGGTCATCTTTCCCAGTTGGTCTAATCATGTTGTAGACATTAGTTTTATCAACCGTCCTAGTAAGCGCCTTGAGGTTTTTGCCATACTTCAAAACAGTAGGACTGACACGCCCTACTCCTTGATGGTTATCATCATTCTCATGATAGACATTGACAACAAAAGACTTGATGGAGCTATCAGCGTTGAGGTGGATGTCAAATTCGATTTCTGCACCAAATTTCTTAGCTAGACTGAGCAAGCGGTTCAGCTTTGTGTCTGTCCCCTCCCACTCAGCAGAGATTTTCTGAGTAGAAACCTCATTGACGCCAATTTTCAAGAATGTAAAGTTTAGCAAGTCCATAGCGTCACAGTATTCTTTGAAAGTCATAGCCTTAGGTGCTTTATATGGATTTGCATACTCATTGATAAGCTCAAGGTTCAGATTGATACCATAACACTTGATAACTTGCTCGTTTTCCTCAATTTTGCGGATCGTGTGCAGATAAGTCTTGCCCTTGTACTGAAATGAAACAAAGGCTTTCTCATTCAGATAATTGTAGGCACGCTTACGCCCCACATCTGAAATGATGGCTTTTTTGAATACTGTGAAATCAAATGTACTAGAACCTGTTTCAAGGTATCTAGTCCAGCTATCGTTGAAATAATTCAACGTAGCCTGTTTATCATTATCAATAAAAGCAACTTTTCTCAAACTTGCGTCATGGATTGTCAATAACATAAGCTATAAGTACCTTTCTTCAAATTCTATCTTGACAGTGGGCTTTGTCCTGACCCAACTTGAGGAATAGACCTCAAGAGTAGACCTACCTGGTGGAATAGTAAGAAACGTGGAGCCGTGGACAATGTCCACAATACGCTCCAAGCCGTCCACAGTAACTGTGTCATTCTCGCTATTAAGTACCACATTTGATCCGATAGGATAGCGGTTAGGAATGTCTTTAGTGACTGCTACAAAATCCTTGCGGTAAAAAATACTATCCAAGTACATCCTAGCTACCAATGGCTTATTACCCAAGGCCCCAAATGCTACATGGACTTTGGCTGACTTTCTACCCTTGATTTCAGGAATAACAAAAGTATTGTAAGACCCCCACCAAAAGACAGTTACCTTGTCATCATTACGCTTGAGGTCTGACCAACCTCTAGGCTCATTGAATGGATTTTGGCTATCTAAGTGAGTTCCTATGAAAGTCCACTGTTTAATCACGTTGTATCCACCTTTACCGTCAGCAGCCATAAAGTTATACTCACAACCTAGACCGTTATAACGCTTAAAGGTTTCCACGCCATACAAAAACCGCCCCTGCTCATCAGAGACGGTCAGCTTGATAAAGCCGTATTGGTTAGCGGCACCAAGCCAAAAAACCTGACGCCACCAGATGTAATCATTCAGAGAGCCTGTAGCCCCTGAGCTATCCGCTGGGATATTCCATGTCAAACTACCTGCATTGTTTCCAGTCGTGCCTCCTGGGTTCTGCAAAAACAAATGAGGGCGACCTTGCCAGTTCACACTTGCCACGGTACCTCTCAAACTCTGTGATGTGTCATTCAAAATAGCCACGTTCTTAGTGGCTGCACTAAGACCATTTGTAATTTTACTGTCACGGTAATCAAAAAGTAGCTCAGACTGTTTAGCTTGCACAGTATCAGCCTCCTCACGGTCACCTACCTCAAGAGCACCGCTGGTATTGACTAAACCAATGTAGCCATTCTCAGCATTATTCTTGACAGTAACCACAGGGAAAGCTGGCACATTACCATCATTGATTAGGTTAAAAACAATCTTGTCAGCTGATACCGTGCCATTGTCAAACCTGCGGTAAGTGGTGCTATGGGCTACTCCGTCAGGTATAAGTAGCTCAAATTCTCCCTTTTGGAACCATCTTGTCACATTGTCCATGTCCACAGAGCCTGTAACAAGTCCCATATAATACTTATCAGGCTCATCAGAAATAACAATCCTGACAGCCTCAGAGGTATTGAATACCCCTGCCAAAATGTGTTTAGCTTGTTCAAGTGTCATACCATCTCTTTCTTGCATGGCAAACTTGACCTTGATAAACTTAGCCCCTGTCCTTACTTCTTGCAAATTCACTCCCAAGAGTGGAGCGTCATTGGTTTCAATGTTACGCTCATTTCCAACAGGGCGGATAATTTCAATAATTCGGATAACCTCAGAGAGGTCAAATCCGTTAATAGTGATAGTGTCATTATTCATCAGACAATCCCTCTCATCATGTTATCAATCTTAATTTTGTCATTTTGGTAGTTCGTCATTGGTTGTCCAATCTTGGCAACAAGAGTGCCGTCGTCAAGAACCATGTTAACAGGACGCTTGACGGCTTGCTCAGCAACTTCAAGAGCTCTGGTGAGTGCTTGGTCTGCTTGGTCTCTGATAATCTCAATTTGGCTCATTTCTGCACGCTCTGTGATGGATTTGAGCTTGAATTGACTAGACAGAGAGCTATTACCTAAACCAAGCAACTCCTCAGCACCAAACTTAAAGGCTGACATCTCTTTTTGGACATAGGCAAGGCTATCAGTCACATCAGAGGTATTCTTTTCAACACCTACAGCGATACCTTGGGCAATGTATCGACCTACATTATCCCTGAATAGCCGTGATGGTGAATGAATTTTGGCTTTAGCCTGTGCCGCTCTCTCAGCCTGTGCTACTAAAGCATTAGCTGCGGCTGTTACAGCTCCCAAAGCTGAATACATACCTTGAGCTAAACCTTGTCCAATCATAGCACCAACACCACGCATGGCTCCAGCTCCAGCCATTGCTGTTGAGCGGATTGCGTTTACCATGGCAGACATTGCAGCCGTAGCTGATCCAATACCAGAACGGATACCATTTGTCACACCATTTGAAACGCCACGCCCTGCCTGCTGGCCTGCTTGCGTCATCTGACTTGCTGATTGCCTTACCACAGATACCATCTGTTGCATACTAGAACGCATGGTAGATACTGCTTGAGTCATGGCAGAGCGTACAGCAGAATTAAGCTGAGTCATTGCTGATGTTGCAGCACTTGAAATGTTTGCAAAACCTGAGGCAACCATAGGAGCTGATGTAGCTAGTTGCATGATTGATGTCCGTGCCATCATTGCTGATGTGGTAATAGCTGTAAATCTAGCTGGTACTGTTCCAAGTATGCCACCAAGGGCACCTATAACAGCAGATACTGCTGAGAAACCTGCTGACATTGCAGAGGCTCCAGCTTGAGCCATCATCATTGAGGCTGACAATGCCGTTAATCGACCTTGCAAAGCAGAAATACTAGCAGTTGACCCTGCCAAGCCTGCAAAAGAGGTCATGACTGCACTTGCAAAAGACATCATGGCAGAGCCAGCTGTAGTCATTGCACTTGGTAAAGTTCCAATGCTTGAGCTCAAGGAACTAAAGGCAGCAGGTAAGGCTTGCATTGCCACACTTGCCACTTGTGCTGATGTTGCAATTAGTCTAAGTCCAGTTCCTGCCTGTTGCAATCCTGGTCCTGCTGAGGCAATACCTGAGCCAGCAATAGCTGTCAAACCAGTAGCAACTGCCGCCAAGGTTCCGACCAAGTCCCCTAGTTTTAGATCAACTAACATCTTGATACCTTGAGCCATCAACTTAACGCCTTGACCTGCATTTTTGGCCGCATTACCCATACTCTCAAAAATGCCAGCCACACCATCAAGTACATTGCGGATAGCAGAACCAAAAGACTCTACCACACTACCAGCACTCTCTAAGATTGAGCTGACCTGTTCCCCAAACGTTTTGAGTAGTTGGGTCAAACTATCAATGATAGGGCTAATCTGACTGATGAGGTTGTTGAAAGCCTCGACCAATGACTGCAATACTGGAGCGACCGCTTGAACCATTTGGGTAATAGCTGGTATGAATGGTGCTAACGCCTGAATGATTTGGACTATAGCATTAGAAACTACTGTTACAACCTGTACAAAGGCGTTGGAGATGATAGCCACAATAGGGGTCACAGCCGTAGCAATTTGGGCGATACCAGAACTGATAGCAGTAATAACTTGGCTCAATGCTGTGCCTAGTGCTGTGATGACTGGAGCAAGGCTACTGAATGAGCTGACAATCATACTGATTGCTGCCCCTGCCGCTATAATCACAGGAGATAGCATAGCAAAAGCTGAGGCAATGGTAGGTAACACAGGGGCTACAATAACCAAAGCTTGGGCCAAGCCTTGTAGTGCTAGATTGAGGATAGTCCCTATAGCAGTACCAACGCTGACAATAACACTCCCCACACCTTGTAGGATTGTAGCTATCCCTTGTCCTTGCATACCCATTAGGGCAAAGGCTGCACCAAGTGCCAAGATAGGTACTGCCAAGGCTGCGATAGTGGCAGGATTGACCATAGCCAAGCCTTGACCAATACCACGAAAAGCGGCACCTATTCCCTGTCCAATTCCTCTAGCGGCAGTTGCTACACTTTGGCCAAGGCTACGGATAATTGAGACCACGCTTGCGCTAGCTGACCTAACAACTGATGTAGCACCACTCACACCGCTGGTGGCATTTTGCTTGAATAGGTTGAACGGGTTAAAAGACTTCAAAAAGTTAAAGGCTTTGAAACCAGCAATTGTAGCAGGAATACCAATGAGAAGGCCTCGGAAAATATTTCCGTCGACTTTTTGGCTAAGCTGGGCCATCACAGAAATGACGTCCGCAATAAATTTAACGACTTGACCGACCGCATTTCCGATAGTTTCCCACGGGATAGCTCCAGATAGTTTTTCAGATAAATCAAGACCAGCTTCACTCAAATCAAAAAAAGCCAGCGCTAATGCACGGACTGCTCCAGAATCTGAGAAACCTTGGAAAAAATCAGCAACACCACTAGCCAAGTCTTGGATAGTGTACATCAACCCATTTAATAAATTAGCAACTGTCACAACGCTAGTATTTAGAATAGCTGGATCTATTTTAAATACCGAACGAAACATCTCTCCGATACTTGCCAATGTCGTTTTGAAATTGTCAAAAACACCGAGGTCAGAAAAACCTTTTAAGATGTTACTTGTTCCATTGGAAATGCCATCAAGGAACTTGCCTAGACCATCAGCCATACCACTAAAATCAATGCTCTCCATAGCGTCTGATAGAGCGTTGATTGCTTTGATGCCAAACTTGTTAAGATGTTCAAACATAGGCATTAGCTTATTAGACAGACTCTCTTTAGCTCCGTCTATTGCTTGGTCCCAAGTTTTGAACTCTGTAGCCATCTTTTGGAAAGCGTCAGAGTTCCCTGCCTTGTTCATAGCGTCAAAGAATGCCTCTGTTGAGATTTGACCGTCTTGGACAGCTGCGACCAGTTCAGCGGTACTCATGCCCATCTCTTTTGCGATAGCTGCCACACCAGCTGGAGCTTGTTCCATCATGATACGAAAGTCATTCCATGCAACCTTAGGCTTACTTGCCATTTGTGTTGCTTGGGTGGATAATGACTTCATTGCTTGGGCTGGGTTCTCTGCTGAGGCTGCAAGACCACCAAAAGCCTTAACCAAGCTACCAACATTCTTAGTCCCTACAGCGTCTAATTGAGAGTAAGTGCTAGCCATGTCAGAGGCTGAGTAAATAGTCTTAGTGGCAAAGTCTTGCATTTCAGTCTTAGCCGCTTTAATAACCTCAGGAGAGCGTCCAAAAGCCTGTAGGTTTCCCTCAAAGGTCTTCCACGCTTTCTGTGAGCTAGTAAGCTCTGAGGCCATATCACGGATACCGCCAGTAACGACACCTATACCAGTAGTGAGAGCAGAACTAATCAGGTTAGCTCCTAGAACCGACTTAAAAACAGACCCAACTTTTGAGCCTGTGCTTTCTAGTCCACCTAACAAAGTTTTTAATTTGCTGACTCCTGACTGGGCACTAGAACCGTCTAGATCAACCTTGATAGTAACTGAACCATCTGCCATAGTTTTCTCTCCTTTCCTGATTAGTAGTCAAAATCTTTTGGTAGTGCATACTCTTTCTTGAGCCGTTTCATACTTTCTTTATACTTCTTACTATCGCCTTTTTGTGGCTTATAAGAGCGTATTTTGAGCACCTCAGCAAACTTAGTATCACTAGGTAGCCCATTTAGTAGGGCATTGAATTTTTTCCAATGTAGACTATTCTGAGCGTCAATCAAATCAATACCGTAGGCCTGCATGAATGATGAGTAAATATACTCGGCGTCATACTTCAAGCTAAAGAGTCGCTCACCGTCTTCTGATTGACTTTTAGAGCGTATCTTACTCTTGATTGGATTGCCTGCTAGGTCAAGCACTGGGGCGGTTTCTTTAGCTGGAATAATTCTGATGTGTTCTTCAAAAATTAGCTTAAAGATAGCTGTTGCTTGTTCAGGCGTCAGAGCCTCTGTAAAATCAACATCAGTAAACATCTGAATAGCTAGATAAGGCTTGTAGATGTCATCAAACTCATCATCATTGATCAGCTCCATAACTTTCAAAACCTTGTTAAAAGCTATATTCATTGGGTACACATCATCACCAAGGACTAACTCATCTGTCAATTTCCTTGATAAGTCCAGCATATCAGTCACCTAGATATTTCTTGAGTGCGTCACCGTTATTACGTTTTTCCCATTCGCTTACAACTCCTGAGATTGTTTCCAGCAAGTAGACCATAGTGTCAACTGTAGACTCATCAGAGTAAGCGTAAACCTTGTTGTATGCCTCCTCATCAAATAGGTCAACCCATGACTCTTTCACCATAGTTTGCAAAGCGTCAAAGGCTTTCTCATCTTCGGTATCTGCTACTTTCTGACCTCCAACTTTTAACTTTTTGCCGACAGCCTCCATGTTTTGGATGTTTTTGTCATTGGCTAAAAATTCAAGGGTAAAACCATCAAACTCCACAGGAATGACATTGCTACGCTTTTTAATTACTACCATTTGTTTTCTCCTACTAATCAAATTAAAAAAAGGGGAGTACATTCACTCCCCTAAGCTACTTTATCCACCGACTACAGCAGATTGTTTAGGTACTGAGTTCCAGCTGATCGTGCATTCAAAAGCCTCAAATTCAGACGCCTCACCGCCTCCGATTTTAATTTCAGATACGGTTGCAACTCCTGAATACTGTGTCTTACCATCAGGGTCAACAACTTTGAACCACACTTTACGCTGGTCTCCAGTTAAGAAACGCATATCAGCAATGATTTTCTGGGCTGCGTCTTCCTTGATGTAGTCACCCTCAAAGGTATAGCCATATTTGACAGATACCACGGTAGTTTCTGGCGTACCGTCACCGTTGTAGTATGCTACATCATCTGTTTCTTCGTCACTTTCGACCTCGGCGGTAGTGACACCGTCAGCAAGCCATTTCCAAGCGTCAGCTTCTGGCTCGGTTGCTGGTGCTGTTGAGAGCCAAGGTGCTACATAGTGTTTACGCTTGGCGTTTTTCATTTTTGGCATTTAATTTCCTCCATTTGTTTCTAAACGTGCTGTAATATCCAGCATGTAAACATAAAAGCCTTGGTCATCACGGTCATTAAGGAATGGCTGTGACACTTCAAGGCCTCTGAATTGATATGAATTATTTTGACTAGGTAGCTCTAGGTTGAAATCAGCAAGAGCATAGTTGATCGCCCACAGGATAGAGCTTGTCTTTTGGTGATCAGTCGTTTTGATTGCCACTTCAAATACAAGACTAATATCTTGCTTGCCGTTCATGTACTCTTTTTCAATCTTGCCACCAGGTAACGGATAAAGGACTAAGCCCTCCGTCTCTGACAAGTAATCAAGCCTACAAGTCAGAGGTAGGTTTAGTGTGTTGATAAAATCTCTAAGGACTTCTGAAAAATCGTTGTTGTTCATGCTTTAACTCCCATTGCTCTAAGACCAGTCTTACCCCAATCCTTAACATGTAATGCTGAGGCTTTCAAATCCCAACGTGGTCCAGTGCCAGGGCGCTTTCCTTTTGTCCAAGACCATGACCTATGCTTATTGTAAGCTCCACCGTAGAATTGCGCTCTTGCATACGGACCAGGATAACGGATACCGTCCCTGTAAACAGCTCCGCTCCCCCTCAAGTCACCGCTCTTCACTGGTACAAAAGGCCGCATGTCCTTCATCATCTGGTTAGCAATAGCCAGCTTACCTTTGGCCAAGGCTGATGATGATACCTTTTTCTCAATGCCTTTTAGGTCAATTTTGACAGAAACGCTAGTCCCCATCAGATACACTCCAGCTCATAGCAAAAGATTTTCTTATTATGAGGATAGCTGACAGGAACTACAGTAGTAACCCTGTACTTTGTCTCTCCGTCTTTGACTATGGCATTTTCAAAGGTTTTGTCTAGGACTACTGGGCAATATTTAGGATACACAAACAAAAGGCTAGGTTTGGACTCTTTGCGGTTGTTTTGCGTCCCTTGGACTTGATACTGTCTATCAAACCTAACAGGGCTCAGAGTGACTGGGTCAGCTAATACAGCCTTACCCCAGCCGTCTAGTTCCTCTGTGGTCTTTTGGATCGTCACAGTATCAACTAACAAGCGTTTGTCAATGTCTGTCATAACCCACCCCCCTGTAGCCAAATCCTGCCCCTTTCAGAGCGTTCAGAGCGTCAAGTGATAAATTATACCTAGCACTTTCCAAAGAGGTCTGAGAGGTGTCTCTGTAGCTGACAGAGGTACGACCAAGCGACACGCCGGCTACTGATTGCTTGTCATCAGCAGTCATGATACCGCTGGCGTCCAGATAAGCCACTTGGAAAGCTGTTGCCATTTTGACAGCTTTCTTTCTGTGCTCAATTTCTTTCTCAAAGTCCACAAAGTCATAGAAACCATTAAGAAAGAGATTGACAGACACCTCAGCTCTCTTTAGTAATTTGTCAAAGCCCTCAACTTCATCAAAACCAAAATCCTCAAATTCTTTTTCAGTTAAATAAGCGATAGTAACCACCTCCAATTAAAAAAGGCGGTGTTACTTCTCCGCCTTTGCTACTTTTTCTTCTTCGACACGTTCAAAGAATGGACTGAGTTCAGGGTGAATAAGTTTCCCTTTAGCATTTAGCTCCTCAGCTGTCTTTACTTCCATGTCATATACACCATTTTCATCAAAATGTTTTTCTTTGCCGTCAACGACAAAGACCACGTTTGATGTTGCTTTGAATTTAGCCATTTAGACTACTCCTTTACTGCTCTTTCTTCGATAACTACCTGAAAACCAATATTGTTATTGATTTCCTCGGCACGTTTTTTAGTGACATCAATGACTGAGCCTTTTTCGACATACTCATCTTTTTCAATGTCCCAAAAATCCGATACTACTTTGAATTTAGCCATTTAGACCTCCATTTTTAGCCTGCTGGAGCCAGTTTAGCTTTAAGGATACCTACTTTATTTTCATCAGCAATATACTTACCGTACTTACCAGCTCCTTGGATTGCTACACCGTAGAAGTCATCTGCGTCAATAGTACGGACAATCTGCAAGCCTACACCTGCAATACCCACACCATCAACTGCAAACATGACTTGTTCGCCCTCTTGGAAGTATTCATAAGGCGTTTCTTCCAAAACAAACCCTTTGAATTTATACAGGCTTTGCTCATCAATGTTGGCTGATGAGTTTTTAGCTGTTGTGGCAAGTTTTGAGTCAATCAAGAAATCATAGACATCTGATGTAACGTAGGCAACCCAAGCAATACTCTTAGAAATTTTGTTATTGACAAACTTCTTGCGTGCTGCTGCAAATGTTTTGGTTACACCTTCCTCTGTCATTTGACCTGTCAATGTTTCACTTGCATTGTCAGACAAGGCTTTTGCAAGCAATTCATTGATATATTCAGTTTGAGCTAGGGCATTTTCTTCTAAACGCTCAGCTACAACTTTGTCAGGTACATCATTAACAGTCACATTGTCAATCCCCTCATGGATTGCAATAGGAGCCTCATAAGGAACTGTTAAATCAATAGACTTGATTTCTAGGCGTTGGCCAAAGCGGTTGGTTGAACCAGTACCTGTTCCAAATCCTACGTTTTCGCCTTTGTCATACTTTTTGATAACTGCCTTGGTGTTGTTCACTTTCAAATGGAGCATTGTGTCAGAGTCAGCTACTCCATCATAAATCTGAATTTGACCACCGAACGAACGTAAGAAACGTGAGCGGCTTTCTGTAATCTTTGCCAGCATAGCCATATAGTTTTTTGTGTAAATTTTTGTAGACATACTACTCTCCTTTTATTTTTAGTATTTACTCATGATTTCATCAAAAGCGTTCCCTTTTTCGCCTGGTTCGGCTGCTGGGTTGCCACCAACTGAAATCTTAGGGTTAGGCTGCGGATCTTCACTCTGGAATAGATAAGGGCTGGACTCTTTGAGGTTGTTGATTGTGTCCTCTAAGATAGGCTTTCCATCTTCCCCTAGCTCAATCTTGTCTAGGTCAATGAACTTCATCAAGTCCTCTGAGTTGTAAGCTCCCACATCTTTCAAAGCAAGTGCTACAGCGTTTGTTTTTGTGACCTGAGCAAGTTTAGTCTCACTATCAGTCTTGTACTGGTCAAATTGAGCCTGTAAGTCTGCCAGCTGTTGCTTGCTTTCCTTACTAGCTCCCTCTTTAGCCTGCAAGTCCTTGATAGCTTGGTTCTGTTGCTCAAGCTGTTGTTTTAAACTGTCGTTTTCTGCCTGTACCTCAGACTTAGCCTGTGCTTTCGCATTTTCAATACCTGCACCGTACGCTTGCATGATATTATCTAGCACGCTGTTATCTGTGATACCTGCGTCAACCAACATCTCACGTTTAAGACTCATGTCTTAACTCCTTTGTTTTACGTCACGAGGGACTGAGATACAGACACTTTTACGCCATATCCAGGGCAAAATAAAAACCGCTTGGACTTCCAAACGGTAAATATCTAATTACAGTAGTCTTTCCTACCAGTCAAGATGAGTGATCACCTCCTCACCGCTTCCAAAACGGTTTCTTAGTATTACTATTGGCCACTTGTTTTTCAAGTTTGTCAAATCTTGAATTAGTAGCCTGTGCATTGCGTTCAACAATGGAGCGTAACTCAGCGATTTCTTTAGCTTGTTCAGAAATCTTATCATTCTGTTCTGCCACAGCAGACATTAGCAAGCACTCACGAGCAAAACACTCAGCTAGCTTGATTTCAAGCCAGCGTTTCTTTTTGATACGTTTATTCATGGTTTACCTCCTGTTTTTGGGCATAAGAAAAGCGCCTAGATTGAACTAAGCACTAAGTGACTACTTGGATTGAAACAATCTCGCTCTCATACAGAGAGACTTCTGTAGGCTCATCAGGACTTGAGCCGTCAATGAGGATAGTGATTTCATCTTGTTCGTCATTATCCATTTCATCAACAAAATCTGTGACAAGTCCTTTGATAATTTCGCCATCACTATTGACTACCTGGACTGTTGAACGTAGGTAGTTCCAAAGTTGCTTACTCATTTACGGCCTCCTTTCCCTTTGATTGTTGGCACAATATGTGAACCAGTTTTACTGTAATGAATACGGAAATCAGTAGCGTTCTCAATTACTTCACCAGTTCTAGGGTCTATATAAGTTCCTATCGGTTTGTTTTGTGAGATGATTTCTTGCATTTTGTTTGATTTGGGGTTGTACTTAAATTGCCCTGTCCCAGCATACCTGTCTACAAGTGCCTGACATTCTTCTTTAGTGATTGTCAGATAACTTGGTGGAGGTGCTCCTTTTTCAAGGTTTTTCTGGAGATATTTGTCATATCCCTTAGTTCCTCTGACATGGTTTTCAAAATGCTCATTGTTAATTTCTGTCTTAATTATACCACTTTTGACAGCTGAATTGAACTTCTCACGCATTTCTTTTTGTTCTGCCCTGTGCTTTTCAAGTTTCTCAAGTTCTTTTCTGACCTTGATTTCTTTCTTAGCCTTGGTATAAGGGTCATCATAGTATTTCTCCCTAGCATAATCACGGTGTAGGAATGGGTGTTGTCTGAGATAGTCTCTCATGGCTCCCTGTTGTATTCTTACCTTGCTCTTATACTTGTCTATCAGTTCTTGGTCTCCTAGTTTTTCGGCAACGTGGAGAAATTCCTTAGACTGCCTAATAGAACGCTCTAGGGCTCTCTGCTTGGCTTGTACGTTGGCATTTTCGATAGCCTGTTCAGGCGTTAAGTCTTTGAGATTGTCTGGTAAATCAGGTTTGTAGTTAGCACCGACCACAAAAGGTGTTATTTCGTGGTAACAGTTGATACCAAGACACCCTCCAGCTGATCCATATCCATAATCTGATAATGCCAGGATACGCTCGCCCTTTTCAGTTCTAGCAACTCCAGTAGTGACTATCTGATGTTGTAGAGGGGCACACATTTCCCTTGCTGTGGCTTTCTTTGAGTAGTAATAGGTATCTATCCCTAACTCCTCAGCTGGAGCCATTCTGACCTCACGATAGACACGCCAAGCTGTTGACTTGATAACCTGTCTAGCATAGGTATCAGCTTTCCAACGTTTCCCTTGACTGTCGGTAAAGCCATAAAAGCCCTTTTGGGCCCATTTCATGACCGTATCAGAAATAGCCTTGTCTGATGTTGCTAAACCTGTGACAACCTTTGCTGTAGCCTCCTCAATAATAGACTGGTAAACCTCTCTCACGCTCTTTGGTAGTGTGGTATTGATAAGGTTGTTAATATCTCCCATGGTCTGATTGACATAAGCTGCAAGGTTGGTCTGTATGAGGCTGTTAGCCACAAAATCACCACCAGTAGCCTCTAATAGTTGCTCTTTGGTGTTCTTGTAGATTTGATAACCCTCATTTTGGATGACATACCTCAGCTGTTCCTCAGCAATTCCTGAACGGTCTGAAATGAGCTTGAGGTTATCCTCATTGAGTAGCCCCATCTCATTCATTTTTTCCAGTTGCCAAATATAGGGATTGTCATCCAGACTAGCAGAGCCACGCTCTTTGATACGGTCTATAACTTGGTCAAATAGATCCAGAGTAAGCTGATGATAGATGTCTGCAACCTGACTAGCGTCAAGCATTAGCTGCTCATCATTGAGCTTGATTGGTTTCTTCTTGTCATCAGCCATCTAATCACTCTCCATACACTCCCACATCATCAGGGCTACGCTCACTACTTGCCTTATCAATGGCATTGCCACTAATTTCAGCCTTAATTTCCTTAGCTTTCTCAGGGGTCACGTTGAGCACTTTCTCAATGGCCATGACATCAGTACCAAAGCCAGCGTTAACTACCTTAATCCAGTAATCAAGCTCAGCGTTTCGGTCAGTAAAGACACCATCATCAAGGTTAATGCTGATAGCGTCCATGTCTGGGATATTGCCCTTGTAGAGTTGATAGGCTTTCCCAAGCTCTAACATGGAGATAATCAGCTCTTTTAGGGATTGCTCAACTAGACTGACAATACTGTTACGCATTTGGTAAGTGTCAGAGTTCTCTGAGACAATCTCAGTAGCTGTCTTCATGCTCTTACCGTCAAAGGTAAACATGCCAGCTGATACGCCTATCTGCATTTCAAAAAGGGATAGCCCCTCATTGATTGCCTTGATATAGTCATCAGAGCGGATAGGGGTTGTAAGGTCTGTGATACCTATACCCTTGTCCATGTCGCCACTGTCAAACTGCTCATAGACATTCTGACCAGTCTCAAACTCACGCTTGACTGTGACTTTCTCACCGTCCGTGTTGTATTGCGTGCTAATCATCTGAGTTGGAACTGCAACCCTACGCTGACCCATTTTGACCTCCCACATAAATTCATCATAGGTGGTGTTTAGGAAATCAATCGTAGTCTTTGCATTATCAAAGATAGATAGCCCAAGTGGACTGTTAATATCTTTGTTGTTCATTCCAGGTGTCTTGAGGTAGGTAAACAATGGACGGCTCAGACCGTTCAAGTCAGCGACTTCTTCCAAGTCTTCATAGAGTTCAGCCAATGGCACCCTAGCTCCTACAATATTCTGATTATCAGACTTGTAGAGTTCATTTGTTACCGTGTACTTGTCATCTTTGCTCCATTCGTGCAACTCAATCAGCGTGTAATACTTCTGCTTGTTACCCTCTGACTTGATTGTCTTAGTGATGATAGCAGCACTTGACACATCTTGAGTGTTTGACTGGAGAGGCAAGAAAACAGGCGCTTGGATAAACGCCACCCTGACCTTATCCTTGTCAACATAAGGCCTCATAGCAAGTCCACCAAGAGCTAGGCAGCTCTCTAGGTAACGTTCAAAGTTCTTAATAAAGCGGTCATTCTGTAGCTGGTCCTGAATAAATTCATCAGCTTTCTCATCATCTACCTTGATTTCAGCCTGTTCATTAAATACCAGGCTTGCAATCTTCTTAGAGGCGGTCCTGCCTATTGGTAAATGGTTAAAATCTCGCTTTTGTTTTGTGCCGTTGCTATCTTTATACTCAATCTGTGGATAACGCCCTGCAAAATACTTGATATTTTCCCTGATACGGTCATACTCTGCACTAGACACCGCTATTTTAGGGTGGTCTGTGATATTAGTTAAGTTTTGTGTGGTCATCACATACTTACTCCTTGTAAAGAAATTCTTGATAGTTTGTACTATTCCCATTGTTAGCTCCTTTAAGCTTTCAAATCTAGCTCCCTAGCGTTGTCTAGGACAAAATACTTAAACTCATCTACCGTGTGGTCATCTTCTTTGATAACCTTTGGATCATCAGAGTTAATAGTCTTGTCGTCATAGCGGTACATCTTATGCTCCTCAACGAAGACCTTGTTAGCAGGGATGTCAAGGTAGTAAAAGCGCCCCTCCGCTAGTAAGCTGATAACCATGTCAATCATGGTCTGATTTTTCTTCTTGGCCACTGGGTGCCAGCGTTCGCCATAGTCCTTAAAATATTGATTTCTCAAAGCTCCCTCCGCACTATCAATAGTCATCTTGAGCTTAGGCACTCTGTACTGTTTCATAACCTTGTCTATAAAGTCATGGATCATCACAGTTAGCTCACTAGGTGCTTTCTTGATGGTCTTGCCAGCTGGTGAATAGTAGAACGTATCAAGCAAGATAACATTACCCTTAGCAGTAAACCCATAAGCCCCACAGGCAGTAGCTGACTGCTGATGTCCTGTATCTAGGGCAAATGATATACCTATCAGCTTGTCATCATCAGGCAGGCTGTCAAGTGGCTTAAAATAGTTCATGTTGTAGACATGATTACCAAGTCCTATAACTTCTCCTAGATACATCCAACGGTAATAGTCAGGGTCAGTTTCTTTGTACCTTTCTATCTTCTCTTTCATCTGCCTAGACAAAAAGCCTAGTATGTCATCAAGATAGGTACTGTGATGTATCAGATAAGTAGGGTCATTTGCTTTCTCAGCTACCCATTCATTTATCCAGTCATAAGGGTTTCTAGGTGGGTTGTATGTGAAATAAACCTTGACCTGTTTGCCATTAGGCAGCTCTTGGCGGATAAAGGTATCCTCAACTATATCAATGTCCTCACGCCCTGCAAACTCTGCCAATTCCTCAAACCACACAGACATAACATAGCCCTTGGCTATCTTCTGTGATTTGAGTTTCATTGGGTCATCTACGCCATAAAAGTAAAAGGCTGTACCTGTTTTCTTGTGGGTAATCTGTAGCGGTGACTTACCAAACTTAAACTGATTGGCTAACCCCATCTCATAAATTGCCCACCGTATCTGTTCATAGACAGACATTCTCAGGTACTTTCCCACTTTCCGTAGGACTACCACATTACCCAGAGGGTCACTAATAAAGTCATTTACTAGATCAATAGACACCACTGAGGACTTAGTAGAGGCACGGCCACCCTTTAACACAATATGGCTCTTGGGTGTAAAGAGCACCTCATCAAATACTGGGTTAATCAACTTTGCTAGGTTCAGTATCGCCATTGTACTCACTCCTATCAAATGTAAATCCAGTAATGACCGTATCATCTTCATCATCTGAGCCTAGCTGAGCCTTGAGGTTGTCAATCCTCAATCGTTGCTCCTCTGTAACAAGAGGTGAGCGTGTCAACTCATCATAGGTCTTAATCATGCTTTTAAGCTCTGACTGTGCCCTTGCTATTGCTGCTAGGGCTTTTCCTTGCTTATCCCATGCCGTATGATGTTCATAGCCTGTACCAGCTTTGCCTGTACTAGTAACAAAGGTATCGCTATCCTCTACATCTTGGACAAATAAAATACGCTGAGCATGCAATAGATTGGCATAGGTCAGCGTGATATTTTCCCAGAGTATGTCTATTGGCTGTTTGTCTGATAGCTCCTGTGCTATCTCATACACCTCCTGTGGCAGATACTTAGCAAATAAACCATGTTTGAGGGCGTTAGTGTTTCCTTTAGGGGCTCCGTGTCCTAGAGCGTTCTTACTGCCCTTTGGAGCACCCCTTGGCTTTTTGGAGCGTTCCGTATTTTTCTTTTGGAACGTTCCTTTTATTTTAGGTTCCCATTTGTCTTTACTTTTCCAACCTCGGACAGTGCCAGCTGAAACACCCAAACGCTCAGCAATCTCAACCAGTTCAATGTTTCCATTGTTCTCTGAATAGATTTCAAATGCTTTGTCTCGGTTGGGGTCTCTTGCTCTACCCAAGCCTAAACCTCCTGCTGTTTATTTGTTTTGAAAAAAAGAAAAGGGCAGACACTTCATAGGTGCCTTACCCTTAATTCTTGATACTACCATTCTAGCAGATTTTAGACTTCATGCCTGTACCGTTACTATCATTTACTATCAATTCTGAAAGAATGACATCAAGCTCCTTTACTGCCTGTTTCTTCAAACGGTAATAGGTAGGTGAGCTCATGCCACCCATACTGTCACAGATGTCGTCAACGTACATCTTATTGATGTAGGTCATTCTCAAGATGGTTCTATGTTTAGGATTTTTCAGCTTGTTTATCAATCTACCTAATTCAAGTTTCCTGTTAATAACTTCATTGGTATCTTGCTCAATCGCCTCTTTCATCACGACTAGCTGGGTATAGACATCATCAACCTTTTTAGCCTGCCCACCCTTGACCTTGTCCGATGTCCACTTGGGGCTTGAGAGCAAACCTGCCTCAAGCTCATTGATTTCATCTATACGGCTTTGAATATCCATATCAAGATTTTGTAGCTCATTCAAGAGCTCTTTAGCCTTGTTCACTCTCTGTCTCCTTTTTGTGGTATAATGTATGTGAGTTATTTACATCACAGTCAGTACGTGTAGTGCTGGTTTTTTTATTTTTCCCACGGCATCCTCTGATGGCTATAATACGGGTACAAAATACGTATCTTGCCACGTTGTGCTAGTACTTTAGATTTTGTATCTTTAGTTTGCTCGTACAACTCGTCTATTTTATCCAACATGCGTTGTCGCGGCGGTCGTCCGTCTAGCCATTTGTAGACAGATAGAGTCGTCACGTCCATCTTGGTCGCAAATTGGTCCCTCGTCCATCCTGTCTTTTGTAGGATGTATTTGATTTTATCTGCTACTGTCATAGGTCCTCCAACGCTACCCACCGAAACTGTGGGTATTTTTTAGCTTCTTCTTGGGTGCATTTGTAGGCTAACCTCTCTAATTTTTCTAAAAAATCTGTTCCATTTATAATAAATGTACTCGTGCCAGCTTCTTCTGTGTCTATAATGTAGTTGTATTTAAAAAACATTATATCTGGTACATCAACCAGTAGCACACCTAGTTTTTCGTTAGTCATTGTTTACCTCCCTAAAATCTGGGTGTTCTAACAACTCAGGATTTTCAAAAACGTTCCCAACCCCTTCATAGACATTGCTGATGTAATAACAAACAGGTTCGAACATGCCGTGGTGTAGCTTTACTGGTAAAAGCTCACCTGAGTGCATTCTAACAATATCGCCCTCGAAAATCTCTTTGCCGTTTTTATCAACCAGCCCTGTGGATTGCATGAATTTCCAACGTTCATCAGATAGACATTCATTCAGGCTTTCATATCCACAATCTTGCCATGAGAAGAAAATATCATTAACCATATCTCCATCAAAAGTATCCCACGCCCTAAACTTCGGCACCACAACCTTCTGCGGTTCGTGGATTTGAGAGATGATATTTAATACTGATCCCTTTGATATTGGTTCATCTACAAATCGTTCATATTCTCCCATTTGTTCAATGCGTTTAATCGCTTCCTGTTTATTCATCTGTTTCCTCCAAAAAATCATATATCGTCATCTGTTCCACCCTCTCAAAATAAACTGGGCTGGTAGCTAGACAACATCTGCTCTTTTGCCTTTTTGTAAAAATCTTTCTTAATTTCAAAGCCATAGGCATGTCTATTCATTTCAATAGCTGCCCTTAGTGTTGAGCCACTACCTGCAACGGGGTCGATAACAACATCTCCCTCGTCTGTAAAAATTTCAATTAGCCTTTTCAAAACTGGTACTGGTTTTTGGGTAGGGTGGATAGTCGGGTAGGAGTTATCTTTTTCCCACGGGGCATGGTTTAGTATCATCGCCCCACCATTATTGAATTTTGGTAACTTGTCACGATATAAAACCGTTGCCTCCTCAACTGCACCAACAATCTTCATATTGGCTTTCAATACTTGAGGGCTTGATTTCTTCGTGAAATAGAGTGGATAGGCATTGTTGAAACCGTGCTTTTTCCCACACTCGATAACCATATCTCGCTGTTGCCAGGCATGGAATACAATCATTGCTGGCGCCTTCCCCTTTTCTTTAGGTTCTTTTTTCAAGAGACGGCTGCAAAAGTCAAAGAAATTATTAATCTTAAAATCATTATCCGTATCAAAGAATGACTTTCCTGCCAACTTACTTTCGCCATTGGCATTATCGCCGTCCTTATACCATCTAGGGTCACTGGCATAAGCGTTGTTACCAAGGTTGTAAGGTATATCTGCGATAATCAACTGTGCTCGTGGAATGTTGTACCGTTTCGCATTCTCGAAATGGTCATTAAATAATTCAAATTTCACATCAACTCCCCTGCCCTTTCAACCACTCAGGCATCTCCTGCCCGATTTCGATTTCTTCGTACTGCTCTCTGGTCACCAGGAACTTACCATACGGCTTAACTTCGACATAGTAATGACCATCAACCACATCCTTAGAGGTGACCTTGCCAAACATCTCTGTATCATCGTTGTCTACTTGGTAGATGATGATGGGTTGTTTTAATTTCTGGCTCAACTCATCAACCTTATACACGACTATTAGAGGTGTCGCCAGGATTGAAAATAAAATATAAAAGTTCGCAATCGCTGAAAGATATTTCTTCATACTTCCTCCATATCCTCAATCAACCAATCCAAATGTTGTCTAGCTTTCTTCAAGTCCTCGACACCGTTCTTCTGCTGAAATCGCAACAGATACTTGATGACATTGCCCCAGTAGTAGGCGCGCTCGCCTGCTAAATTGCCGATAAAATTCTTGACCACTTCCAAGGCTTCCATACCATACTTACCTTGGTAGTGTTTCGGTTTGGTTACGTTGTTAAATCGTTCTTCTTGTCCCTCACATTCAGGACAAGTGCAAGCGTAAATCATTTGTGTCATAAAATTTCCTCCACTTCAATCTCAATTCTCGGTCTAGGGCTGTACAGCTTTCTAGTTGTATGCTCGACGATGATATTATCATCTGTCCAAACACACCCCGCCTTGCTGATGCTGTCATAAACCGCTTTTTCCAGATTATCTAGGTCTGGTTTTTTATCTACGTAAATTCGCTCATTGATAAAGTCATCATACTGTCGCACTTTCTTTGCCCTGGACCGTGGTTTAGGCGGCTCTGACATTGACTTCGGAGCAGGCGTGTAGAATGTCATGTCTACCTTGATCGGCCCGTCGAAATATGGACCGTCATACAGTTGTCGAACAAGTTCAGTACATTTCTTCCTCCAAGCAACCATCTTACCGTCTTCGTAAACCGTCGCATGTCTGCCTCGTACACTAGCTCTCGGTCTGCTTTGAGGTTTGGGTTCAATTGGTAAAACTAACCTCATATAATGACTCCGTGGAATCCAAGTTCCTCAAACAAATTCTTTTTGTTTCCCTCGATAAATTCAAACAAGGTCTGGATTTCTTTTATGTCCTTTCCTACTTCTTTCGCAATATTGGAATCATCAAGGAAGAGCTTATCTGGATATTCTGCTTCTAAAACCAGTCTGTATTCTGGTTCAAACATATCTCCGTTTTCATCTAGCGATATTTGGTTATCTCGCACAACAAACTCCGCTTTGATATTCCATAGGCCACCACCAATAATTTCCATACTTTGTTCTGATTCACTTGTCACAAGTGTGAAAGGCGTTTTTAAAATTGCTGTTTTTTTCATTTTTGTAATCCTTTTAAAATCAGCGACTGCCATTGTGTGAGTTTGGCTAAATACGGGCAGTCGCTGTCGTCCAACTGTCAACTGATTGTTTCCAATTGACACGCTTTCTAGTTCGCTTTTTTCGTGGTTCACGGCACGTTAGTTTCATATTTCCAACAATTCACTAATCGACACTATGCGATTCAGTTTCTTTTTGCTACGGCAATAATCACATTTTCCGCACTTAATCGGCCCAACTTTCCCAGTTGCCACATCCCATACATGGCTAGCACGCTCAGAAACGAATTCTAAGCCCTCTGAGAGCATTTCTTCGTCAAGGCTTAATATTTCCTTGTCTGGCTCGTTTTCCTTGCTCACAGCGACGATTAGAGGCCTATACGAACGTCCTGTCATTTGCTTCAGCAATTCTCGGTAAACAGACAATTGAGCATGGTAGTTGTAGTTAATAATATTTGCCAATGCACCGGGAACTTTTTGCTTCAAGTCTTGACTCCACTCTTTATCATAAATTGTTTTCATAGTCTTCAAATCAACCATGTATCCTCTTGTGTGGTTGATAGAGTCAATCTTGCCTTTAAATGGCACTCCTGCAATAACTCCTGTCACAATCATCTCTTTTTCTACTTGGTCTTTTTTTCGACCACGCCGGCCGTGGTAAAGATTATTGAACAGCTCATCAGTTTCTAGTGTAGCTATCACCTTATCTGCCAATTTGTAATCAGCCAGCAGGCCATACGGCTTGCGGCTAGAAAATAAATCCGACTTATGCTCTTCTAAAAATTTTCTATGAGCTTCTGCACTTTCAAAATAGCTATGGACATAATTACCAAAAATCAACGGCTTCTGGTCTCTGTCCTCTACCCACTTCCCAGTATCCAGAGCCAATGCTTTTGCCTCGCACTCTAGATACTTCTTGAATCGTGATACTGACATGTAGTCTTTGTCATCATAATAGTTATCTTGCGTTAGGGTCTTCATACTTCAAATCCAACTCCCCATTATCTTTTAGCTCGCTTACCTCTTCCAAAATTTCGCCTGTTTCAACATCAACAGACATCAAGTCATCAAGCAACTGTTGGTCTGCATTGACTGGTTCAGCAGTCTTGATGTCTCGTGTCGCATTGTCGTTCTCGCTTTCGTCATTCTGCATTCCTGTTTGCATCTCTACCGACAACGGTCCATAGATACTTAGAATATGTTTCAATACCGTCTTGCGTGCCATTGCATCAAAATCTGTTTTCCAAGGACCGTTCCCAAAAGTTTTAGAAAACTTCTTGCCGTGCGCTTCAACTTCTGCTTTTGTCCAATAGGTCAACTTTCTAAAACCATTTAGTAAGCTGAAGCTCGCAAAATACCCGATAACCTCATCTTGTGGTTGAGTAAAATCAAGGGTCAGTTCTTCAAACAATGGGTCATAAGATACAAACTGGCTCTTGTAAACCGGTCCTGCATTGATACTCTTGTATTTGCCACTGCGTTGTGCCAACTCAATCAACCCTTTATACCCCAACTGGAATTGTACCTGCCCTTTATACGGAACTAGATAGGCACGACCTAGGCTTGGTTCAATCGGCAAGTTTAACACCGCCGCTTTCATAGCTGATGTCATGATCGATTCGTTTGATGCAGATTTTAGCGATGCATTGCCTTGGATAACAGACAAGATACTTGTTGCGAATTGCACCCCTGCACCTTTCCAAACGTCATCAAATGATTTTTGGACGTTTGGGGCATTAAAAAAGTTTTTGTGTGTTACTACTTGATTTGTTGTCATAATTTTCCTTTTCGTTTCTAATACTCATAGCCCATAGCTACATTGTCTTTCCATTCGTCATAGGCGCTGTCTTCATCTTCCTCCACCTCCCAGATATCAACTGGCGGTTCTGGCGGTGTGCTTAACCATGTATCATAATCAAACATCAAAACTCCACCTTTCCGCCAATCTCAGACCAACCAGCCCACTCATCCAGTTTCTTCTGGATAATATGGTGCTTCTGCTGCAATAACAGCCCTCTGACCTCGTCACCGATCTGACCATACTTTTCTTCGTGGTCAGCAATCATCTTTAATTTCTCTTGCATCGTCCCTCCTAAAACGGTAATTCTCGTCTACTCTGTGCATTATCCGGATATTTAAAGACATTGTTCATCGCACCTTTCATGATTCGGCTAACAAGAGAGCGGTCATACACCTTCTGCATCTGCTCCCCTGTCAGGTTGGTGTTGATGATGGTTGTGTCACGTTCATCCAAAATCTGATAGAGGATATTCTGCTTCCAGTCATTCGCTTCCTTGGTCTGTCTGCCAAATGTCGATTCCTTGCCTAGGTCATCCAGAAAGAGATAGTCAGCTTTTGCAAGCATGTCAATCATCTGCTGGGCACTAGTCCCGTCTTTGTAGCCAAACCCCTCTTGGATTCGTTGAAACATTTTTGGCACTGAGATAAACAACACGCTCTTCGGTTCGGAGATTGACCGCCAATCCATATTCAGCTTCCTAGCGATACTGATGGACAGATGGCTCTTCCCGATACCAGGCTTACCTTGGATAATAGCGTTCCCTTTGCCTTGGTGCTTAAAGTAAAACTCATTCAGCCTTAAAGCAAACTGTTTCGCTTCTTCCTCAATTCTGTTGGTAATCGTGTAAGTCTTGTAAGATGCGTCTTTCAACTCTTTCGGTATCATGCTCTTCTTAGCGAATATGTCGTACGAACTAGCCCATGTCTCAGCTTCCAAGGCTTGCCCAACCTCTCTCAACTGTTGCTCGTTCATCTTCTCTCTAGTGCATTCAGGGCAACAAGTAATGTAGCGTGGCACCGTCTCATTCTTGACCATGACCTTATTCTTTGTCCGCCATAGATAGACCTGATGCTTCAAGCACATCTCGTCTATCACATCATGAACTTCTCCAATTTTCATCCCAACTCCTTTCTAATAGGGCGGTGGATAGTTTGGGCCTGGCATGTCAACCTCTTTCCTCGTCCAACTCTTCTTAGCAAGTAAATAATCCTGTATCGCTGTGACGGTTTCCAAGTTGTTATAAACATACCAGTCTAGACAGCACCTCTCCACCCAGCGGATTGTTTTCTTGTTCCGCAACGTCGCTTCTGAGATAGCAAAGTCAATAATCTCAAATGGGTAATCACCTAACATCTTCGTTACAGTTTCAAGCTCGATTGGTGTTAAATCTTTTCCCCAATTTTGTCTGATGGTATAGACAATTTTTTTCAAGGGATTTTGCTCGCTAGTATTATTATTTATATTAGATATATTAGTCTTGATAATATTAGTATTGATTCCGTCTAATTTTTGGACTTCTTGAAGTCTATTTTTTAGACTTCCTTCGTCTAAATTTTGGACTTCTTGAAGTCTATTTTTTAGACTTCCGTTGATATACAAGCGATTAGGCTTATTTACCCCCTGCCTAACCTCCCTAAGTAGGTCGAATTCACGCAGTTCTTCTTTGGTTGTCACAACAGTTTGCTTAGAGCATTTTAAGATTTCCATGAATTGCTCATTGGTAAAATAAATATACACTTTGCCATCTTTATCGTACCAACCATTCTTTTCAGACAACCCTCTTCTATCCCACAACAGCATGTACATCAGCATAGCTCTGTGGCTCAATTTGTTGTATGGCTCTTCCAGTAGCCATTGTGGGAATTGATAGAACTGGTTATTTCTAACTTCGTCAATGTGCAATAGCTGCCTCCCTCCAATACTCTTCAAAATCAATACCACGTTGAATACGTGCAGTTTCAAGCGTAGTTTCTGCCTGTTTGATATTCGCACTCATGCCAGGCTCGAGCTCTTGCAGATTCCTAGCTAAATACAATCCGTGCCAAGCCTCTCTTTTAAGACTGCCAATTGGATGACCTTTGCGTTTGAGACTTTCAAGGTGTTTCTGCAAACTTCTTCTACTGTGTCCAGAACGTTTTCGAATACTTTCAAAATCAACAGGTTTTTCAATTCGGTAAGGGGATAAAATATTAAGTATATTTGCCTCAACAGTCGTCAAGTCCGTCATCTTCCTATCTCACCATCCCACTATTTTTCATCACGACCGCCACAGAATCAACGATTGTTCTCAAATACCGATTTTCTGTCTGCAAGTCGTTTACCTTGTTCCGAAGTTGAATATATTCTTCAACACTGATTTCAACTGTTGTGTGATTATCCTGCATACCGTGCCATCTCCTTATCTACTTGCTGAGCGTCTCTCTTTAGCCCGTTACGAGCTTTTTCGGTGTCACAGGTACTCTGATACCCCATGCCTGCTTTAAAGCCGTACAGGTAATCTCTGCGCCGAATTTCTTCAAATTCTTCACACATCCGCTTTTTCTCAGCTTTTCTCTGTTCCGCAACTGCTGCCGCAAGCATCGGCACCGCGAATATACTTAATGCCATAATTGCTTCTGTCATAAATTATTTCCTCGTTTCAGACCTTGTCCAGATTGGTCTTTTAGTCTTTTTCGCTAAGCCAAATTTTAATGGCTCTTTTCTTCCATTTTGTTCCCTCTTGTTCTTTAGGGAAATTCGGTAATTTTCTGTATTTATCAAAGACGGTCCCGTCTACCTTTAGAAATCTGATGCAATCCTTTCGGTTCATCATTTCTGGGAAACCATCGTCGTTGTCCTTTTCTAGTAAAATCTCGTTTACAACGTCTCTTATTATCGATTTTATCCAGTCGGACAAGTCAACAAATATCTTGTCCATAGTAGGCCTCCTGTGTTATAATTTATGTAGATATTTTTGTAAGCTCCTGACTTCGTCAAGGGCTTTTTTTGTTACCTCCCATGCTATAATAAAGCTGAAAGGAGGTGATTATATGAAACAGTACATCTTAGACGCTTTAAGTGAGAGTCATCATGTCGTGCTATATTTCGGAAATGACGACAAAAGGACATTCACTAAGCTTCTAAATAGTTACCCTAACAATGCTGATTTGATTGAGTTGTGTCAAGATAATTACGGAGCTTATCTCATCAATCTCAACCATGTTCAGTATGTTAAAGTTCAAAAAGCTATTAGATAATTAACAAAACAATTTGTAATAGCTTTTGATTAACTCTGCGACTGCTTGAATTGTCGCAGGGTCTTTTTTATCGGCTTCCTTCATAACATCCATGCAAAATTCCGCAGATGCTTTTTTAAAACCGTGATAAAGCTCTTCGTTCATACCCTTCTCCTTTCTAGTTTGTTAGTTGGGGTAGTTTTATGAACCTACCGAATCTTAAAATCTTCAATCACACGAGCAATAAAACGATTAGCTTGTGGATTTTTTAGTTTACCATTCAAGACATTAGTGACATCCTGACGTACCATCCCATACTGGACAGCAAGTGTTGTCATAGTGATATTGTTCGCATCTAGGTAGTCTAAGATTTTTTGGCGTCCACTATTCGTATCTGGCATGATTTTTCCTCGCTTTCTATATAAATGTAAGTGAAAGAGTTAGAATTTTTTTATAAAATGCTTGACATCTAACAATCTATTGATTAAAATATAAACATAATAAAAACAATGTTTAGAACACTTCTAATCATTTATTAATACAGTTTGGCGACCGTGTTATATTTAATTTTAGAATGTTTTTGACTTCGTTTTTTACTAACTCAATCATTTACAAAAACTATTGTAATCTATCGATTAAATTTTGTCAAGAGTTTTAATCAATTTATTTCAATATTTTTTGTCAATCTCTTAGAAAGGTTGATAAAACAATGTTTCCAACGTTTGAAAAGATAAAGGAATTAGCCGATAAGCAGGGTATTTCAATCAATAAATTAGAAGAAAGACTAGGATACAGCCGAAATACCATCTACAACTTAAAAACTAAGAAACCTAATGCTGAACGATTAGCTGAGATAGCTGACTACTTCAACGTATCCACTGATTATTTATTAGGCAGGACTGACAATCCAAAACTTTATACAACTCCAGATGGAAAAGAAGTAGATTTATCTAATTTACAAAATCGCGTTGTGTTGTTTGATGGAAAAACATTATCAGATGAAGATGTGTATAAAATTGAACAGATTATAAAATTGTCAATAGGAGTGACTGGCGGTGAAAATAAGTGAACTACTAGATGAATTTCAGGTCACCCTTTTTGTTTTTCATGGATATATGTGGGAACGTGATGGCTTATATTTTCCAGATTTACGGACAATATATGTCAACGCTAATCTATCTACAGAAGAGCGCGAAAAGGTTATTTTACACGAATTAGGACATATCAATCACAATCCAGAACACTACCATAGATTGCTATTGCAATATGAAAATGAAGCTGATAGATTTATGGTTCGTGAACTGATAAAAGATTATCTAAACGATAATGATGTGTATAGTTTTAATTGGTTGCAATTTGCACAACTTCATAATATCTCTACTTCATGGGGGCAAGAGATGATTATTGAAGAGTTTTATAGTTTGGTTGGTTAAACCAAATGACAAAAGACATAATGGGTTAATAGAGTATGATAAAATTTTTATTTTGGCTTATTGTTATTGCTTTAGTTATATCTATGTTTCCTATTTTTATAACTATTGCTGGCGTTTATGCATTTTACCGCTTAGTGAGGTACATAAGAAAAGAACGTTATTTTAAAAGCGATGAATTCCTAGAACACAAGCGCGCAATTAGTAGCACAATTCAGGAATATAATGAACTTGCAGATTATGTTGATTCTTTTGAAGAAGTATCGTTGCAATCAATTAACAACGAACGCTTCAAATACGCACACCTTACAACTTATGAAAATACCAGTACATATAATATGAACCGAGAGAGAAACGTAAAAAATCTATCATCTAATACTCATCAAACATCTCTGCAAGTTGTTAGGAAAGCTTCCGAAGAACCTATGAAATATCTTTGTAAGTATTTTAATGTCAAACCTACCGAAGAAAATCTAAACCACATTCAAGAAATGGGAGAAACAATTTCTAGGTTTGCAAATGCAGAGGAGAATCTAAATAATCGTCTTATAAAAATAGAGGAGGACTTTAATCCGCCTAAATTTATTAAAAAACATTATATAAATGAATTACGAAAGCATTTAGAAATAAATGTACCAAAAATTCACTTTCATAATCCAAATTATATTTTTGAGTATGTTAGTCCCGGTGGAAACAGTTCTCAAAGAACCACGATCACTCTAGATGAACAAACTATTGAAGGTCTAGCTGAATATCTATCTGAACGAATAAAATATGGCAAGAGTGCTAAAGCACAACGTTCTTTAATGACTAAAAAACTTCGTGAATTCATAAAGAAACGCGATAATTATACTTGTCAGAATTGTTTTATTTCTACAGCTGAGCAGAGTTTATTGTTATTAGAGGTGGACCATATTCTACCAGTTTCTAAAGGAGGATTATCAACAGAAGATAATCTACAAACACTCTGTTGGAAGTGCAATCGTAGTAAATCAAACAAAGTTGCTTAAATAAAAAAATCCCCGCACTTCCAACCGACCAAAGCCGAAGTGCAGGGTAACCAAATAAGCAAAGACCAGCTATTCAGCAGGACCTTTTGCGTACTCTATTATATCATTTTAAGGAGGTGATGCCAATATCCTTTCGAAAAAACCTTGTCCAGATTGGTCTTACAGAAAGGAAAAGAGAATGAAATATACAAAAACAAAATACCCAAATATTTTTACGTACGAAACCCAAAAAGGATTGCGTTACTATGTCCGCAAAGGATACTTTGTTAATGGCGACAAGAAAGAATTTACCAAAAGCGGACTACGAAGCTTGAAGGACGCCCAGAGAATTCTAAGGGATGTTGAAGAAAGAATTTATCATGATGAAATGGATGTCAACCTAGAACTGACTTTAAATGAATACTGGGAAATCTACTCAGCAAAGAAAGAAAAAACAGGTCAATGGAATGATACATCCATCTACACTAACGCAGGCATTTATCGTACCATGATAAAAGAAAAGTGGGGAAACCTCCTGCTTAAAAAAATAAATCGCAACGATTATGAAGAACATCTGGCAGAAATGCTTGGCCAGTACCGCAGAAATAGTGTGCTTACCAGTAATCGGCTTTTGAATTCCATTTTAAATGATGCTGTCAAAAATGGAAATCTTAGACAAAATAAATTGTCTGGTATTTATCTTGGAGAATCAGAGTTAGAACCCCTTAATAAAGAGTTGAAAATTGATGATTTTCAAACATGGATAAAAACCGCAGAAGAATTACTATCGACCACACATTTTGCATTTGTCTACCTGACTATTTTCGGACTTAGACGCGGGGAAGTTTGTGGTATCAGGTTCATGGACGTTACTTTCGATTCGAATAATCGAGCAGTCTTAAATATAAGAGACTCTCGTTCCAACAGGACAAAAGATGGTGCTGGAAGAACAAAAACAGAAAGTTCTGTGCGTTACGTCGTTTTAAATAACAAAGGCAGTGAGCTGTTGTTACAGATTATGGAAACAGCAAAACAAGTCAAAAAGAAAGCAGACGTCATCGTTGAGCAGGAAAAGGATTACCTGAGCATCCGAATAAAGAATAATAAATACTATTTGGAAAGACCTGCTTTTTTAAACAAAATTTTTAAACGAGTAAGTGAGGAATGCGGTATCTATATCACTCCACACATTATGCGTCACTTCTTCACCACTCAATCGCTTATTGCTGGAGCTAGACCAGAAGATGTCATGCACTTCCTGGGACATGCAAGCCTTCAAACAACCAAACAATATACTCACATCAAAGAAGAACGAGCACATAATGTTACTGATCTATTTGACAAGAAAGTTCTATAA